TAGCATGGATGTAATACAAAAAGGCTCAGAGGTTGTAGATTATAAGTTCTGGTTTAAAGTTGAGAACTTGAAACTTATGCCTGGCACATATGATGTTTCAGTCAGTTCTAAAAAGATTAGTCACTTCAAAAATACAAATGTTGATATTGAATATTATATCGCACTTGAACCAGAATCACATTACGGTTAAATATATTCCTTGAAAGACATCAGTTTCTTTGTTATATAAATATTAGTAAATGTTTGTAAATGGAGAGATTGATGTCACTTCAAGGGTATATTCACCAACTGCGGCCCAGAAATGAGTTATCAAATAAAACTCAATTCTCAGAGGCGTATGATGTAGTTCCAAAATCTAGTGGTGAAATAGACACACTAGATATTCCTCATAATAAAGAATTATTGAAGGGATTATTTGATGAAATAGTTTCTTCTAGTGGTATGGCCGACCCTATCGCACTACAACCCTCTACTCCAAAAAATGTAAAAGTCTCACGAGCTGTTGCAGATGATTTAGACCTTCCTGCTCTATCTAAAAAATACGGATTTAAAGTTACGGCCGGCGATGGCTCTAGAGGTGGTCGTGGTTCTAAAAGTGAAGGGTTTGGTTTTGAAGGCAGAGTTTTAAAAGATATAGAAATGTATATTCAAGAGGGTGAGGACTCTGAAAATTTTAAGTATCCAGATTTTATGAAAGAGATGCATAGGGATATATTATCTAAACACGATAATATAACTGTATCCTTAGAGGGTGCTGCTAACACTAAACGTCCATTAGAGTTTACAGACATTGGCGCTTTAGTTGGCGGCAGAGAGTTGAAGATAGGGCATAAAGTCACAGATATCACAGTCATAGGCGACGATAAATCTTATTTTTTATCCTTAAAATTTGGTGGCACTGTGACATTTTTTAACGCTGGTGTGGGGAAAATTTTTACTGCCGATCAATTTGAAAAGGGTAAAATAGATAATAAGGACGCAAAAAGAATTCTTGATATGTTTGGTTTAGATGAAAAGAAATTTATAGACATATTTACCAAATATGACAAGAAGACAGCGAAGAAAAGAGGCAGAAAAGAAAGAGTAAATGCGACCAGAAAAACTAATATGAGAGCTTTGCTACAATTGTTAGTCACAGGTATCGGATATGGTTATTGGATGGTTCATGAAAAAGGTAAAAAGGGTGTTGAATTTTATGAAATGACCAGACGCCGGATGATGGATTCAGCTAAGGTTAAGAGTGTGACAATATTATATCCAAAGCCTGGTGAGGCAAAGAGAATTGACATAGAAGTTGTCACAAAATTATACATTTTCAAAATTAACATACGGAACAAACAGGCCGGTGTGTATCCATCACATATTATGTGTGATTACAAACCAAATCCAGAAGCGTTAAAATGATTAGTTTCAAAGATATGCTCACAGAAAGTAAGGCAGGCAAAAACTTGCACCTTGAACATCTAGAGGATGAAATCCTTAACTTTGGTGTTGATGGTGGTCGAGCTGCTATCAACTTTCTACGGTCACTGAGAGACATGCTTGCTGGTGGTTCTAGAAGTTCTGTCAACATGACTGTGAAGTGGGACGGTGCCCCTGCCATCTTTGCGGGAGTTGAACCAGAGACAGGTGACTTCTTTGTTGCGAAGAAATCAGTATTCAATGTAAATCCAAAATTGTATAAGACAGAGGCAGAGATAGACGATGACCTATCTGGAGCTCTGAACTCAAAGTTTAAGATTGCACTCAAAGAGTTTTCAAAGTTAGGTATCAAAGGTGTGCTTCAAGGTGACTTGATGTATACTGATGACATGGAACCACAGACAATTGACGGTGTTAAATATATTACATTCCAACCAAACACGATTGTATATGCGGTGCCCGTGAACAGTGACTTGGGAAAAACAATGTTGCGTTCTAAGGTTGGTATCGTCTGGCACACCACATATACAGGTAATGAACTACAGAATATGAAAGCATCTTTTGGTGCAGATATATCAAAACTAAACAAGGTATCCTCTGTGTGGATGGATGATGCAACCTACAAAGATGTATCAGGAGAGGCCACATTTACAGAGAGTGAAACGGAGCAAGTAACAAAAGTGTTGTCCGAAGTCGGTAGAACTTTTCAAAAAATCAACGGTCCTAAGTTGAGAGCATTTTTGAAACTGCAAGATAGTATGACAGGTGTTCTTGCTGGTGCATCACTAAAAACATATAACAACAGTAAAGTGCGGGCTGGAGAAAAGATAACTAATCCTGCTTCTCATGCAAAGGGTTATGAACAGTGGGTGTATGATACCATCCAGAAACAGATTGACAAAGCAAAAAGTAGTAAAGGTAAAGACAAATATCTTAATATTCAAAAGGAATATGTAAGAGAGGTAAAACGACATACCGTAAACTTAGTTCAAGTTATTACCTTTCAAAACCTATTAGTTGACGCAAAAATGCAAATTGTTAAAAAACTAAATAGTGTAAAGGGATTGACTGATACATTTATTCGTACACCCAATGGTTATAAAGTGACCAATCCCGAAGGTTATGTTGCTATTGATAAAGTGAGTGGTGGAGCTGTTAAACTCGTAGACCGTATGGAGTTCTCGTTTAATAACTTTACAGCAATAAAGGCATGGGACAAATGAATAAGTTTAGAGACTTTTCAGATTTAAATGAAAGAGTTGTTAATGTTGCTCAACGCAAAAAACAAGCTCGTCGCATGGCAGTTCTTGCAAAATCGTCAGCATTTCAAGCAAAAAAGAAACGCACTTTGATGAGAGTACGAAGTAGTCAAAAACTACTTTTAGTTGCTAAAAAACAAACACTCATGAATTTCAGAAAGAAAGCATATCCAAACTATAATGATATGTCCATGCCACAAAAAGTAAAGGCAGACCAAATAATCATGCAGAGGTTTGGTCCAAAGATTGACAAGATAGCAAAAAAAGTTGCAAAGAAATTAAAAGCAAAAGAAGCTGACAGAATTGCAAAACTCAAATCAGGCGCAGGCGAGAGAGAGTAATGAAAAAATTTAGTGAATTAATGGAAGTCAGGGGAGATACCGCCGTATTCACATTTGGGCGTTTCAATCCACCAACAACAGGCCACGAGAAGTTAATCGACGCACTTGCCAGAGAACAAAAGAAAAATCCTGGCGCACCAATGTATGTGTTTCCCTCGCACTCAAATGACCCCAAAAAGAATCCTTTACCACATGCGTTGAAAGTTGCGTATATGAAAAAGATGTTTCGTAAGTATGCAAAAAACATCACAGTGTCAAGCGCAAGAAATGTATTTGAAGTTGCAACATTCTTACATAATAAAGGCCATCGTGCTGTTGTTATGGTCGTTGGTTCTGACCGTGTTGCTGAGTTTGATAGACTTCTGAATGAATATAATGGAGTTAAAGGTAGACACGGTTATTACGGTTTTGATAATATAGAAGTTGTGTCTGCTGGAGAACGTGACCCTGATGCAGAGGGTGTAGAGGGAATGTCTGCATCTAAAATGAGAGCAGCTGCTGTTGAAGGTGATTATGAATCCTTCAAACAAGGTTTACCATCTGGATTTAAAGACGGCGAAAGACTATTTAGAGATGTTCGCAAAAACATGGGCCTGCGTGAAGAGCGAATGATGGGTGAGTTAGATTTTTATGAAGAGATAAGAGATGACTATCTGACAGGTAAGATTTGGAATGTTGGAGATATTGTAGAAGCAAATGGGTTGTCAGGTGAAATTGTTCGTAAAGGAACAAACTATATCTCATTTATGACAGAGGACGGTAAAGTTCACAAAGCATGGTTGAGTGATGTTAAACTTGACGAAATGGCATGGTTTAAAAGAGCAAAAGCAAAAATTGACCAAATGTCTCATCCTAAAGGTTATGAGAAAATGGTCAAACAATTTGCTGATAGAATGACAAAACCAGAGAGTAAAAGGATTACCCCCGCATCAGTGGCCGCCTCTGTCGCAAGAGAATATGACATCTCTGCTAGAAGTTTGATTCAATACATCAACAAACTCGTAGACAAAGGTGTTTTACCAAAAGAGTTGAAGGCTGAGTATGAAACTGAAGATAATCAGAGTTTCAAAAATCTGGTTGTTGCGATGGAAAAATTGCGTAGAGTAAAACAAGACCCAGATGTAAAAGATAGTCCTGGCACAGAACCAGCAAAGTATTTTGCAAAAGGTGCTGGTGGAAAGGAACTGGCAAAATCCACAAAACAAGCTCGTGCAAGACATTTTGACAAGAAAGCAAAAATGAGTGATGATGACCCAAGAGCATACGAACCAGCTCCTGGCGATAAAAAATTAAAAACAAAACCATCTAAACATACTAAAAAGTTCAAACAGATGTTTGGTGAACAACCAGAACATGAGGTGACAGTTGGTAACTACACTACTAAGTTTTTCTATATGTGTGGGACAGCACAAAAAGTAATGAAGAAAAATGCAGATGTAGAGGGCGCAGAAGAACTAACTCGTATGCAAGATGATTTCTATAAGTTAGAAAAACAAGTCATGGATGCTGGTGAGGCAACGGATGAACAAAAAAAGAAAGCAAGACGCATGTACAACCAAATCATGAAGAAAGCTGGTGAGATTGGACTTGCTGATGATATTGATGGCTACATGAAAATGCACATTGACTCTGTGGAAAAAGGTGATCCAAAACTTGGATTTGGTAGAACTGACTTGAAAGAAAAACTTGGTAAAGACGCTGATGCGGGTGACTATGTAAAGGATTTCTATAAATCAGACGCACCACAGTTCAAAGGTAAATCAAAGAAGAAACGCCGTGATATGGCAATCGCTGCGTTTCTTTCAAGGAATGAGGCTCTACTTGATAGAGTGGATGAGATACTGACAGAAAACGGTCATACTGATGTTGCATCAATGAAGACGAAGGTTGCAATCGCATACAAAGCACTAGAGAAGATGCAAGGTGAGTTAGAAAAACTCGGTGATGAAGATAGTCTTCCCACATGGTGGACAAACAAAGTTGCGACTGCTGTCAGTAGAATAGATGACATGGCAGACTATATTGATAGTCAGGTGGATGAGTCATATACACTAAATGAGAAAAAGATTAAGGGATTAGTTACTAAGGCAGAGAAGTCTGGCATGCCATATGGTATCTTGAAAAAGGTATATGACCGTGGAATGGCTGCGTGGAGAACAGGACACAGGCCAGGCACCACACCTCAGCAGTGGGCGTTTGCGAGAGTGAACTCTTTTGTCACTAAGAGTAAAGGAACTTGGGGTGGTGCAGACAAAGACCTCGCAAAACAAGTGCGGGGAGAAAGTTTAGATTTAGATGAAAAAAAGAAACCCACTCGAAAAGATGCTTTAAAAGCATTTTTAGATGACCCACGAAATCCTAAGAAACAGGCTGCTGTGCAAAAAGCGTTTCCAGGCGGTAGAGCCACTAAAAGTGATAAAGACAAATTAAGAAGTGTTTTGAAAATGGAAGAGGAAAAAGAATTAAATGAATGGGGCGAACTTACTGAAAAAGCAGAGTATGATGGAAGACCTGTCGAACTAAATAATCCTACAAAGGGTGATACAAAAAAGTATAAAGTTTATGTGAGAAATGATAAGGGCAATGTGGTAAAGGTTGAGTTCGGCGACCCTAATATGGAAATTAAGCGAGATGACCCAGCTCGCAGAAAAAGTTTTCGAGCAAGACATCAGTGCGATACAAATCCAGGCCCAAAGTATAAAGCGAGATATTGGTCATGCAAGTTTTGGGAAAAGGGTAAATCAGTTACGGACTTAATGAAGGGATAAGGACATGA